AGGCGGTCGAAACCGCCGCCCTTTTTAACCTCCAGCGCCTCCGGCGATCTCACCAGTGTTCTTGATACGCAGCGGAATGTAGATGAATTCCACGGCTTTCACAGGTTCAATAGCAATGTCTACGTACAACTCGTTGCGGTCAATACGTGCAGGTGTGTTGTTGCTTAGATCGCAAACAACCAAATAATCATAGATGGCACGTTTGGCAATCAAGTCAATCATCAAGCTGTTCACAGTGTTGGTGATTTCATTGCGAGTTATCTGATCATTGGGTTCAAACAAATATTGCTTGCCAATTTCTTCAAGTCGTCCACGCAAGAACACAATCAATCTAGCAACGTTGATACGATCCAGGGCTGTGGTCAGTCCTTGACGTGAATTGTTGCCAAAACTGGTGATACCAACACCCGGAATAAAGGTGATCGGATTGATATTGTTTTCATACAACACATCACGTATGCCCTGCCCCACGGCAGTTTGCACAAACTCGCCTGTGGTGGCTTCAATGAAGCCAATTGCTTCTGCATTGTCAATCACCCCGCGGCGTGTGCCAGCAGGTGCCAGCCATGGATAACTTACTGCATCACTGCGCAGTATGGTGCGAACCATCATGTGTGTGGGAGGTGCTACTACAGTGTTGCCACTCAAGTCTGTGGTCTGGCATGAAGGATAGAACACAGCAGCATATGCTGAACCAATTGTGAGCCCATCATCGGTGCTGAGGCCCAGGCCGCTGTTGTTGGTGGCATAGGTCAACAAATCTGTGCCATTGGCGCCCAGACGCATGGGAGTGTCGCCCAGCACAAACAGTGTGTTGGCACGTTCATTGCTGAGTGCAACCATGTTGGTAGCCAGTTCGGGATATGCAGGGGCAGCAATCAAGTTGAATTGATTTTGTTCTTCTCTTGCTGTCAAACTGGTATCAATACCTGACTTCATTGCAGCCACAACCAGTTTGCGTTGTGCCTGACGACCAGCGTACATGGCGCCGTTGTCTTTGTTGCCTGAAACAGTGAGCCAGGTATTTTTCTCTGTGGGCAGGGTGTCGTCAGGGAATGTGGTTGAGTTGAAATAATTGTTTTGGAAACTCTTGACATTGTAACCTGATCTGCGGGTGTTAAACAACAACATGCCTTCAGGATAAAGTGCAGGATTGGGTGCGTCTAAGTCCAAGTAGTTGCTGGTCAACAAACTAACAATAGTTGGGAATGGGTCTGTAATAGGATCGGTTGTGCCGTTTGGTGCCCAACGTGCATCTGCAAACAAAATACCGTTTGAGCTGATTTGATTTGTGGTATCTACTGCTACCCATTGATCAACTCCGCTGACTTGTTCCCAGCGATACAACAAAGGATAGTTTTCTAAATCTGAACTGTCAATCCAGAGATCGCCATATTCCAGTGGACTTTCAGCTGTGTTATTTTGTGTAATGGGTGCTGTGGCAGCAATAATAGGACCTGCAGCATTGGTCAATGTTAGATCAAAACCACGAGTGTCATTGGTAACGTTTTGGTAACCTTTCCACCCTCCGTTGTCTTGAATCATGATATCAACATCGTCCACAGCACTGTAATACCATAAACGGCCATCTGCAGGATCTTGATCAGGTGCAGTGTCGCTGGCAGTGTAGGTAAATGTTGGTACGGTTACCCAATTACTACATGTAACAAAGCCGCTGTACTGATCCGGTCTGCAGAAAGTGGTCCATTCGGATGGTGCCAAGGTATAATCAGCTACAAAACCTGCTGTGGTCACAGGGTCACCAGAACCCACTGTGGTGTCTTCCAATGAAATCACACCACCTTGACTGTGTGTAAACACAATATTGCCCGCACTGTTCACACTTGCACTCACATAAGGAATATTTGCGGCACTGACGTCAGTGATGAAACTGGCCACACTAGTACCACTCAATGTTATTGCATATGGTCCGTTGATTGTTGCATCTCCAGCTTCGGTAGCATACACATTAAATGTATTGGTGGCGGTGAACAAACTGTCACCGTTGAATCCGGGAGTGGTGGTTCCTGTGACCACTGTGGCACCAAGTGCCGCTCGTTCCAACAACAAAAAACTGCCATTTGCGTTAGGAGTAGTTTGGAATAATAGATTACTGTACTCCAAATATGTTGTGCCAACTGCAATATTTTTTCCGCCACCAATGGGATCAAGTTCAAAATTCGCTGAATCATCAAAGCTATAAACATTGGAAGTTTGTGGGACAAAAGTATCCAAGGCAGCACTGTATACTTTGACTTTGACACTCATACCATTGCCAGCACTACTGATGTTTTGCCACACTGACCCTGTGGGTGCCGGAGCGGTCTGGCCAGTAGACCAACGTGGTTGTTGATAACTGTAGCCAGGAAAATAATTTGGTGCGCGATATTCAATGGCTGATATACCCAAAGTAACCAACAAACCTGCGCCGCCTGTGCCTGCTTCAATACTGACCACACCGCCACTGTCTGTAGATCCGTCATTGGAGGCGGCACTGTCTGCATAAATTGTCAACTTGTTACTGACAGCAGCAGCAGTCACACCGGGAATATTTGCATTTGTAATGGCTGTGGCAAAGCCGGCCACAGTCAATGCTGTGCCGCCATCACCAACAGTGACAGACTGTTCGTTAATAAAAATTTGTAGACCAGCAGTCAATGCTCCTGAAACTGAATTGGTGCCTTGCACAGTGGGCCAAGAATTTTTCCACGAATCTGTACCTAAAACCACCCAATCATTGTCTTCATTTTTGTAATAGTTGATATTCGTGATGCCCACTGCGCTCACAGCATAATCTCCAATGCTGCCAATGGTTTGCAACGGCGCCCAACTGGCCAAATCGTCATAGTCAGCAGTGCTGTCTACCACATCTGCAGTATCAGTTATCACAATAGGCACTTGGTTGGTAAATGTGCTGGTGGTTTGATTCCATTCAAATATGCCCCAGGTGCTGGTTGATGTGTCTAACCAATAAGTGCCGTTGTTGGCATTACCTGTGGGGCGGCTCAAACTGGCAGTCAACTCTGTCAAATCAATGTCCACACGTTGAATAAATGCACGGTTCGTGACACCCAGTGCTGAATACGCTGCCAGCAAACCATATTCGTTGAGCTCGTAGCCGTTGATTGGAGTGCCAGTTGTGGTGTTGTAGAAGAATGGTACACCGTATGTGGCTGCCAAATCTCTCTGACTGGTAATAAGGAAAGTTTTGTTTGCATTGGCAGCAGTTGTACCGGCTGCTACTCCAACTCCAGCAGCGTCTGCCTTGTTTTGTGCTGTTGCTATTAGAAAGTAAGGGACTGTGTTTACAGCGGAAGGGATATATTGACTTTCGTCAATTACTGTTACTTCTACGCCTGGTGATACTAATGCCATGGTTGATTCCTTTTCAAGTTATTGATATTTATTAGCATACCTGAAAAAACCCAGTTTACACTGCCCTTTGGCCAAGGTCCATGCAATAAATACCCGATGAGACCCATATGCCACGCCTGTAATCAACGCCCATGTGCTGTGAACTATATCAAGCAAGATGTCACCCACTATCGCAGCCGCTGTGAGACTTGTCAACGCCGAGGGCGAGGAATCAAACCTAGAGAACCACGCTGGAAATCTGCAGGATACAAGAAAAAACCCGCATGTGACCGATGCGGGTTTAGAGCAAGATTTGCCAGTCAATTGCTGGTATATCACATTGACGGTGATCTCAACAATGCCACTGGAAGAAACTTACGAACAGTTTGTAGAAACTGTGTGGAAGAGATAGCTCGCACAGAAGTTACTTGGCGGGCGGGTGATCTTGAACCAGACACTTGACTTGTTGGTACAAATCATCTAACGTGCCGTTGTTGTCCAGCACCACATCAAATTTGGTACCCACCCAGGCAGTTTCTGAGTCATGCACACCCAACTGATCCAGTTTGCGTCCACTTAGTGACCATGTTGAGTTGCCGTCAGGTCCACGATTACGACTCACTGCCGCATCGTACCACGCAGGTTCGGCGCCACGCACCACACGCACCACTAGTCCGCCTGATTGTTTGATGGCTTGAATTTCATTGGGAAATCTACAGTCACTGATCACAACATCATCTGTGCTGTTGCGCAGTTTGTTTTCCAAACTGGCAATCCAGATGTCATCATGGAATCCGTTGCGGCATACTTCAGTACCCCAGTTTTGCAAAACCCAACGAGGAGTAATTACTATACCTAATCGATTAGTCCACCAATTGTCTTGCTGTTCGCGCCATTCACGAGCTTGTTTGGTACGCCCTTCCAGCATGGTTCGGTCCCATCCAAACACTGCGCTCACAGCATCTTTGAGTGTGTTGGCAAAACTTTCTCTACGAAAGTGATGTAGATTCACAAGATAGTCCGCAACAGTATCTTTGCCCGAGCCAATAAATCCACAAACGCCAATGATCATGCCAGTTCCTTGATATTTAAGTGTGCTAAGGTTGCTTGCAACATGTCAATTTGTCTGCGACAGTCTTCCAGCGCATGATGGCTGGTGGCAGGCCGAGGCAACCCTGGATACAAACTATATACCGTTCTTGCATCACGGATCTTGTAATATTGCCAGGGCAAGGGTTTGTTGTAGCTCTTGTAGGCATGCTCCAGTATGTTGGCATCGTATGTGGGACCATTCATCCAGATACGATTGCACTTCCAGCACAGTCGGTGCAAATCGTCAAGCGCCTGATCTAGTGGTATGCGTCCATGTTCTGCAAAGGCTTCATCCTGTGCTGCGCCTTGGGTGGCCCACCAGTTGATGGTACCTTGTTCAATGCTACGTGTTTCTTGACTTTCAAGATCAACTCTAGCATAGTACTTGTGTTCGTAGTAGCCAGAGCCAACGGGATCAAATGCCTGAGCTGCAATGGTTAAAATTGTTGCTTCAGGGCCTGTGGCCAAACCTTCAATGTCGATCATTAAGTCCATGCTGTATTATAGCAGGATTTTAGAAAAAAGTGTGAGGAGTTTAACCAATAACAAACGTAAGTGGCTGTGAACCATCCACATACATTACCAATTGATTGATCAATAGATCCATTTCTACTTTGGCTTCTGATTTCATTGCGGCACCGTTCAGGCTGCCGCCACCTTGTGGTCCAGCTATAGTGCCAAATTTCTCACGTGCTTCACCAATGATCATTTTGCAGTTGGCCACCATGTAGTCACGAAGCCATTGTGAAATTTGGTAATCACTCAGCAGGTTGAATTCAGGTTTTAAATTGTAACTCCACAGTAACACAGTTTCGCCCGAGCCTTTGGGATCGCGGATCAGTTGCAGTTTCCTTGTCACAGGATTGTATGTGTAGTTCATGTAAGCACCAAACATGCGTCCAGCCAGTTCAATGTACTGGCTGTAGAAGTCGTATGTGGCCAGGCCGCCTGCTACGTTGAAGTTCATTAGGTACACGTTGAGCGAGGCCTGTGCAAACGGATCAAAGTTTGACGCAAACGGGCCTGAGCTGTCACCAAATGTTCTGCGGAAGATTTGACGCACTGAGACAACTTCTTGAGGCAGTTCGTAGATGTTGACATCTGCTACCAACTGCATGAAGCTGTAACTTTCCTCGTAAGCGTTGTTGGCTCGTTGGCGGTAAGTGCCAATGGTCTTTTGATACGCCGCTTCGTAGTGTGCAGGGTCTAGTTCTAGATCAATGATATCACCGCCCAGTTGAAGCTTGACATATTCAATTAAGTTTTGCTTCAGTGTGGGCAGTGATTGTTGTTGCTGTTCAGCCATTTGGAACTCCAGGTTCTTTATTTATAGCTTGACAGAGCCTTTGCGTACAGGAAATATTTTATGTCGAGTTTTTGATACAGGGCAAAATTTACACTGTGCTAAGGGGTTGTCTAGATTTGCTAAAAATTCTTCGCCATATTCGGCAAAATTGTCCACTGTGAGTGGTTGATAACTGTGCAGTATTTCACGATCTTTTGGGCTGAGATCAAATGGATATTGTTGATCAAACTCAGGCATCAAGGCCAACGGTCCACACTTGTATAATTTTCCACGAATGAAATGATAGGACTTGTAAAGTACAAAAATACACTCATCGTGCGCTTGCATTGGATTGTTGTTGTGCAACTGCTGTCGCCCTTGTTCATCAGTCCAAATTGAACTGTTAATAAATTCATCTTGAAAATATATGTTGATGAACACATCATCATTGCCGTATTGATAATTGGTACCCCACAGGTCAGGCCGCCAACGATCTTGATAAATTCTGCCAGGCAAAAATTTACGTATAGACAATTTTAATTCTTCTAGTTCATCTAAGTTGTGCAAACTCACAGCAATGCTGTTGAGGTGTTCTTTGCCATTTTCATCTGTGCGTCTGAATCCAGCAATGGCATCATACAAGCCGGGCGTTTGGTTAAAACGAGTGCCGTTTGTGAGTATTTGTACACCTATGCCAAATGCTTGATTAATTCCTTTGACCCAATCCACAATCGTGGGATTCAACAAAGGCTCTCCACCCATGATGGTACAGGCTTGAAGATCAATCAGCTCACCCCAACGTTGGTAATCTGCTTCGTAATCTTTCCAATTTTGCCAACCTTTGAAGTTGAAGTTGTTGAAACGATTGCAGTGATCACAAGTTAGATTACAAACGTTGGTGATGTAGAATTCAATTTTTTTAAAAACAGGTTTTGTCATGTAGACAGTTACTTACCAGGCCTTGAGTATGACCAAGTTCTCAGTTCCACGTCCGTTGAACGGGGTTTCTGTTGTGGTGAGATCCTTGTAGATCTTACGTGCTGCCGGCTTGCCTGCGGCTTGCACTGCTCGAACAACATCTGCTGGCTTGCGCACAGTTTTCTGCATGGTCTCAATGGTGCTGAAACCAATTATGCTGTTGCTTTTCACAGTGAATGCTTGTGTATGACTGTCAGCCACAAGGTGGATCAACTTGCGTTTTTTGGTGTCATACAACCAGGCTTCGGCTTTGTCCACTAGGCTTGCGGCTGGCAAACCTTTGAGCTTGAGTTCCACAAAATCCATGAGCACTTTGAATTTTGCGGCACGTTTCTCAGGTGGCACTGACTTGACCTTGCGTGGTTTGCGTTCCACTTTCTTGATCTGCACATACGCACCGCAGTCATTGATCACTGCTTCGCAGAACTTCACAAGATTACGCATTTGAATTTTGCTGAAGTTGCTGTAGCCTTCAACCAACTGTGCATCCTTTCCCTCGATCACTGTTTCAAACTCTTCAAGTTTGTGTTTCCACAAGTTGGCAATGTCTGAAATCATTTGCGGTGCTACATTTAATCCACGGATCACCA